AACTACCGAATACCCTCCCAAACTCAGTGCCGCTATTTTTAAAAATTACATCTGCACCACCTGTATCAAGATTAATGTCTCCTGCAGCGTCTAGTGTTAAATCGCCTGAACTTACGTCAATTTCATTACCATCTATTGTAATGTTATCAACCACTACCCCTGCGTTTGCTGTTACCACACCCCCTGCTGCTATCGTCCCCGATATGTCAGCATTACCGTTGATATCTATTGTGGTAGCGTTGATCTCAATCTCAGTATCCGAAACTAGGTCCAGAACCCCATCAGCACTCTGATGTATGTAAGTTCCAGAATCACCAAACTGTAGTTGCCGTGTGCTATTGAGCAATATTCCAGTGTCAGCAACGTGGGTAAGCGTAGTATCCTGATCATCACCTAGATTAATTACCGCACCATCAGCCAAGAAAATATCAGAAAACTCAAGAGAAGTTGTACCCAAAGCTGCTCCATCGGAGGCATCAGGAACAAAAGCCGTAGTTGCTGTAATCGTGGTTCCTTGGATAGTGCTTGATCCGGTAAGAGCACCAGTAACGCCTAGTGTTCCTCCTACTGCAAGGTTACCTGCTAGTTCAAGATCGTCCATCTCATAGACAACAGCACCAGATCCAGCTCCGTCAGTTGCAACAATCTTAGTTTGGCCCGCAGCTATAACTACATTAGCCCCAGATCCCTGTGAAAGGGTGAGTGCGGCACTGGTCTCATTTCGCATGATCCAAGTGTGGGATAAAGTGTTAGGTGCAAGAGTTACCGTACAGGCTTGTCCCCCACCAGTTAACCGTAAGAAGGTAGAACGGAACTCGTCCGTAGAGCCATCAGCCATTGTGATGGTATGTGTAGATGCGTTAGCGATTGCTTCAGAACCATGACCCATAGCCTCTGCTATAAGTTCAAGATTTGTGTTGGTCTCCGTGCCCCAACTTCCTGAAGAGTCGCCCGTTGCTATTTCTTTTAATCGTAAGTCATTTACATAAGTAGCCATTTGTTATCCTCACGCTGCAATATCAGTCCAACTAGGCGTTTGCGTAGTGGACACTGTGCTCCAACTAGGCGTTTGCGTAGTGGATACAACACTAAAATTTGGTGTCTGCGTAGTTGATATACCAGTCCAACTAGGCGTTTGTGTAACAGATACAGCACTATAATTCGGTGTTTGGGAAGTATCTATGTTACCCCACACAAGAACGGATTGTACTGCCCCAGTAGCAAAAACACCAGTAACAGGAACACTATTCACTGTCTGAACTGTCTGACTACCTATTGCAGAGGTTCCAACCAGACCTGTAACAGATACATTTGCTTTTGCAATTACAGACTCATCACCTAACGCACTTGTACCTGCTAGGCCAGTGACAGAAGCAGTTGCTTTCGCAATTACAGATTCGTCACCCAACTCACTTGTACTAGATAATCCTGTAACGGATACATTTGCTTTTGCTACTACGGACTCGCTACCTAAAGCAGAAGTCCCAACTAATCCTGTAACGGATACATTATTATTTGTTATTAAACTTTCATCGCCAAGTGCAGAAGTTCCAACAACCCCGGTTACTGATACATTAGCCGCACATATTACAGATTCATCACCAAGACCACTGGTAGACGCTACTGCCGATACACCAACTATTGCTGCGCCTATAACCGCAGAGGGGGCGTTTACTGCTCCAGTTCCTTCTACCCCTGTGGCAGAAGCAGTGGCCTTTGCTATTACTGACTCACTACCTAAAGCAGAAGTTCCTGCTACCCCTGTAACAGATACAGTAGCCTTTGCTACTACCGACTCACTACCTAAAGCAGAAGTCCCTGCCACCCCCGTAACAGATACGTTTGCTTTGGCTACTACTGACTCACTGCCAACAGCAGAGGTTCCTACTACTCCTGTAACATTAACAGGTAAGGCTGTGCCCCAAGCTCCTTCGCCCCAAGCACCTCTACCCCAACCGTTAATATTTGCCATACTACGCTATCCGTATGATCGCATTACTCGCATCTGCTGTCGGGAACACTATAGTAAAATCTCCTGCCGTAGAGGTCTTATCTCCACCAAAGTCAAGAACACAAACAGATGTATCGCCAGAAGTATCTTCGTTAAAGATTAATGCTCCTCTTGCAGTCAACGTTGCTGAACTAAAGGTAGTGTCTGCAAAGTCAGTAAACGCTGTAGTGCTGCTAGTTGTAGGATCAACCCGTGTTAACGTGTTACCTTTTGCTGTGTACCCTGTTCCAGATACTTCGTTGGAAGTGGTATAAGCAGTGGTGCCTGCCCCAAGACTTGCGGAGCTTGTATACATTGCCAACTTAAATGTATTACCACCACTATTTAAAAAATTGTGCTTTGCTTCCATCAGTTCTTTTTTGAAGCTAGTACACATCGCTTGAGATATAGACATTAAATCCTCCTAATTATTTTTGCCAAATCACCTTGTTGGTTTTTCTCTAACGTGCCAGATAAGGTAGTTCTATCACTTTTAATTGCTTCTTTCATATAAAAAACAATCGTATTAAACACTTGCTTTTTAAATGCCTCTGCCTGTTCCTGTATTGCTGGATGACAATCGCCCCCCACAGATACAATACGTTGTGTGGCTCGATCTGCCCAGAACTCTACATCATGCCCTTTATACTCGGTAGTCTCTACTCCTACTACTCCAGTTTGCGACAAACCCATTTCAATATTAAACATTAGTTTACACCTATTCTAGGTTGTCCAGAACGGTATGTATCAGCTCGTAATTTACCATCCCCCAGATTTTTTAATAGCAAAAGAGAATCATTGTACATTTTATCATACACAGCAGTAATATCTTGTTCACTTTTTAAGAACCTAGCAGCCTCTACCAAAGAGCCGTTAAGAAGTGCTGAATCAAATTCAGTGCCTAACCAAGGGGTAGAACTAGCGGTAACAATAGATTCTGGATAGTACCCATAATGTAATTCTGTTGTATACGCACTATTAGGTGTTGGGCCTAAAATAAAAGATGTTTGGTCAAAGAGAGCATAGTGTTTAGGAACTCCTGTGGTGGCTGCAACAGGGTAAGCCTCTCGTATGAAATTAACATCTTTGTTTAAAAGAAATATGTAGTTACTACTAGAATCAATAATTGACAAACTATAAACATATAAAAAGTCAGTGGGCACTGTTAAATACTTTACTCCAGATGTTATCGTACCAGTTACGTTTTTACGCAAGGCAGGAAACTGTACAATGTTATATATCTTTTGTTCTGCTTGTTGTATAAATAAATTAAGTTGATCTGTAGTAAATGAATTTTCTACAATGTCTTCAATGTTTGTTTTTAACTGTGCATATGTCATAGTCATGTTGTCACCGTAACTGTGCCTACACTGCCTGTGCCTACTAAAGTATTTGGAACTAGATTATCATAAAAGGATGTAGGACCGCCAACTGGATTCCACCCCCACTGCGTTACCCTACTACTTGTGGACCCTGCATCACCTAAACTTTTATCAGGTCTCGGGTCACGGATAGCTTGTGGGTCATACACAGGAAACTCGCCTAACTTAAGTTGGGGGTGATCTTCATTCCAACATTCATTACAGGCTTTTAAATGAGTATTTCTACCTTTCTCTACTATATCTCTAAGGGTTTTTAACTTATATTGAAAACCACAAATATCGCACTCAGCTATTGCACGCTTGTTAGAGGCAAACCTAGTAGACATTAGGAATATCCTATACGCGGTACAAATCTAGCTGGAGCCTTAACCCTATCTTCAGCAGCAGCTAAAGCAAATTGTTCTTCATAAGTTTCTTTTAGTAAAGGTATTCTAGGTGCAAGTTCTGGATCTTTCATAGCTATATGGTATGCAAGCCCTGCAACAAGACACGGTAAGAATCGAAAGTTCATGTCTGCTGTTTCAATACCACTACCAGCATCTTGTATCCTACGCATTCTATAATACTTAAATACATAGTGATTACTTTTGTCCGGCACAGGCCATAAATTTATTTTAGGTGCATCCACCAGCCTTTCTATGTATACCTGTATGGGTCTACCACGTATTAACTTGTTAGGAATAGAAGCATAAGTGCTTACACTAATACGTGTTATGTTAAGATCAGATTGTGTCGGATAGGTGCCACTATCGGTGCGTATGACTTGTTCTAATAAGTCAATAGTATCTGCGGGGAGAGTATACTGTCCTGTGCCTTCTATTAGACTAACAGTGCCCTCATCTATAGTAAAAAGATTTATACCTCTGTTCTGCCATTCTATTGTCATTAGATTCATAGAACGTCTAGCTGTTCTAAGGTCATAACCAGAACGCATCTCACGTCCAGCTCTTTCCCAAGCCTCTTCAGCTATTTCGGTAAAATCCATATCAAACGCGGTAGTACCTGATGTAGCCATAATTATTCCCTACACATACAAAGTTTTTTTACGTCTACCTTCCATCACTTCACCGCAGCCTTTAGCTATAGATCGTGTACCTTTATTTAAACCACCTTCTCTCATGTTTCTTACTTTAGCTTTTGGTGTGTTTGCTACCACGGTTTTTCCTTTTGCCCCAGCTTTCTTTTTCTTTCTGGCAGTAGTAGCCCTCTCACTCTGACTCAGTGATTGTGCTTTGCTTCTAGGTAGGCAACGATCCGGGTTCTTCTTATCTTTAGAAGTACCACACTTACCTTTGATTTTACCGTCTGTGCCAATCCTAACCCAGTCTTGTTTTACCCATTCTTTTAACTGACCCATTACTTTTTCTTCTTTTTACCTTTAGCACCCTTTGCATAATTAGGGTCTTTACAATATTTAGAAGCTGCCATATTTGCATATGCAGAAGGGTATGTGTCAAAAGTACGTTTTGCCCACGCCTTACCAGCAGGGCAAATTTTACCTCCAGACTTGGCTTTGCCACCTGTTTTATAATATCTACGCACCTCGCATCTTCACCATTTTAGCAGGTCTAACACCTTTCGATTCGATTCCTCTGCCACGACCAGAACTTTTAGCTGCGCCCTTAGTTTTTACACCACCTACAGCATAGCCTTTAGTTTTCATTCCGCCCATAGCATAGCCTTTGGTCTTCATCATACCACCAGCTTTTTTGAACCCCATATTATTGCGAACTTCTTCAGGTAACTTCTTTAGGCCTTTTTGGTCAGCAGTAGGTGTTTTAAGACCGCCCATTTTCATACCCATTTTAGACTTCATCATGCCACCGCCTTTCATACCGCCCTTGGTGTTCATCTTAGATTTCATCATGCCACCGCCTTTCATACCGCCCTTGGTGTTCATCTTAGATTTCATCATACCACCGCCTTTCATACCGCCCTTGGTGTTCATCTTAGATTTCATCATACCACCGCCTTTCATACCACCCTTGGTGTTCATCTTAGATTTCATCATACCACCACCAGCCATTTTACCTTTACCATCAGCCGCAAAGTCAGGAACCATCTTTCCATCTGGGCCTTTAACCATCTTCATCTTTGCCATTACTGTTCTCCGCATATAAATTATCAAATGTAACTTCAGGGTCCATATAGCTACTGTCACACTCTGCACTAAGAACCCATTGGCTAGGTCTAAAATCTGGAGCACCTTCGCCACATTCCCAAAGGGCAGGATTCGTAACTCTTACTCTATTATTAGGAAGAGCTACTATATTACCTGTCCATTCTCCTGCATCGGTAAGTTCTATCACATGACTCTGTTTATGTTGAGCAGGGTCATCAGAAATACTACTATCTGTATAATCCACTGTAAACATGTACTTACCTGTGTGAAACTCTCCGTCTATCTTACATATCCAAGGACTTGAGCTTGTTCTGTCATAAACATGTACCTGATGTCCTCGTGAGCTACAGTCCCAAGGTTGCGCCAAACGTGGCAACATAGGTTCGGGCCATTGCTCTAATATCGTATCTCCTACAAGAGCTTCTATGGGCATTCTAGCCCACATTGCTCCACCATGTATATTTGGTTCATTTTCATCATCATAAGTCTCTGCTCCTGTAAAAACCACTTGAAAACTAAGTGATCTGTCTGGTATGCAAGTGACCGCTATCGCTAGTGCATGTAAATATTCACCATGATATTTAACATGATTGTACGTATACTCTTTTCGCACCCAGCACTTGAAGTGCGGGATGTTTGATTGTAAATATGCCATTTAGCATCTCCATCGT